GATTTAATGGCTTCGGCAGGAGACACATCGAACGTCATTTCTGACGCTACCTCCTGGATAACCGGAAGTATCGGCAAGGATCCATTTTTCATATCTTCCTTAGATACCCCGAATGTAAAGGAGCCGACCTCTATCCTCTGGGCGATGTCTTCAACATCCATCCCTATGGCTTCGACGATTTTATCGAAGGCACTTGATCCGTACTCCTTGAAAAGTGATCCAATAAATTTTTCTTGGCTTAACCACTCGCGCACACCGTCTTTCGCGAACGCAGAGTCTGCACCCTGATTCATTCGTGAAATCTCAGCAATCATTTGCTCAGCGATACTTAAATCCTTTGTCCTCTCAGAGAAGAAAACGGCGTCCAAAGGCCTGAAAATCGAGCCAGGTCCCCAAGTATCTGACGTTGCGTGATACACGTCCTGCAAGAATATATTCACTAGTTCACCATCTACTGGGAACCAGATTTGCTTAGTCTTATTAATGTCGATTCCAACCCGTTTAGCGCATTCCTCAACCGGTTCGTACGTGTTTTCCATTGACGTGAAATCAACGCGGTCTTTTGGATATGCCCAAACACAGTCATCACCAGCTTGAACGCCGATGAAAGGTTCGAACCCCATCATCTTTGGCATAGCATAATGAATAACGGCGCCTCCATATAGCGAGCCACCTACGTGTGTAAGTTTAGCACCAGAGATTAACCCATCGGTCATCCCGAAAACAGTAAATGGTCTGACTTCCACCCAAGGTCCTGAATCTTTGGCTGTCTTAAACTCATCGTCATTGACTGAGCACAAGGCTGTGTCGCATACAATATACTTATAAGTTAGTGCGTATATTGCAAAATCGACCCAGTCGTAGTATTTAGCATTAAAGAATGGTCTAACTGCATAATAAAGCACCGTAGCTAAAATACCACCAATGACAGTAGCGTCATATTGTGATTCGTCAAGACTCAACCACTCGTAACCTTTCGAACGCCCCAACTCATACATGGATTTCATCATTTGAACACGAGTTGGTTTGTCCTGCAAGCTCGGCATGAATGAATACTTGTGTTCCTGTAAAGCTTCGATGAATGGTGTACCCACCATCGCTTCAACCATACCAGCGAGTGCGGCGTTAGGATAAACGGAACGAGTTTTGGATTTCTTTGGAACGATCTCGCCGTTCTCCTCTTTCCAGCCATGCTTTTGAATTCTTGCAAGCAATGTAACTATCGATGGCAGTTGTGAAGGGTCAGAAATCACCAAGTGGTCAAGCACGTAAGCAATAGCTTGAACCACAGATGTCTCGGCCATTTGTCCTGTGCGAGGATCTACTACTTGTTTGCCGACTAGCGAACGAGTGTCCACCCCTGAACTAATAAGTAGTCTTGTCGCTACCTCAGTATCCAAAGGCTTCCAACCTTTAGAATAGACAGGATATCCTATCAAGCCATCATTATCCTGATCCATTCTCACGTGACTGCATCCGAATGGGATGAGAGAACCCAGTTTTAGTCCAGCCTGCTCAAGACTCTCTTTTATCTTAAGCGATCCTTCAACCACAAGACGCGAAAACGGAGTCGACTCATACTGTGGATGTTGGTTGCCTTTCTGAACGAACAGTAAGGCAGATTTCTGAACGTCACCAATGGCGTTATTATCGAAACCGCCTCCAGTCATAACCTGATCGCCTTCAACTAACCACTGAACATATTCTGTTGAATGCTCATCTGCCGGTTTAAGTGATTCGTGAAGCGCCATATACTTCTTCTGATCAGCTACGATTTTACGTTCACGTTTCTCAAGCTGGGCCTTGATCTTCGGATCCTGTTTAGTTAAGTTGTCTACTCTCTCCCTAAAGCTGACATTCAAAGGTCTTTTCCCATACTTCTTAACACCGACGCCAATTACAGGAGTGTTTCCAGTAGGGTTATCCGTGAATTCAACGTCCGTTTTGAAATACATATCAGTCATACGGCGATATAAACCAGTGTCCGCCTTTAGCTGTCGCGTGATATCTTGCTGTACTTTCTCCATTTGGAGGTGCGACTGGTCTGGGACGAGTGCACCATACTCATCGAAGGCGAAGATTCCTTCTAATGGTGAATGAGTAAATTTTAGACTTAATCCGTCCATAACATACCTCCTACGTAATTTACTTCACATACGCTATTTGTCTGTAATAGTCGTAAG